CGCATTGGAGATGTCCTGGGCAGGCCTGGGCTCAAAGATCGTCTCCGGCACCTGGCGCCCCCGCTGTGCCGCTTCTTCCCGCATCAAGGACTTGCCCGTACTGGTGCCACGGGAGGCGGTCCGCAGTATCGCACGCCCGGCGGATTCCGCGACTTCCGGGGCAGCCGACCAGAGGGCTTCCTTGCCCATCTTCGTGACATCGAAGGGTTCGCCGGCTTCCCACTGGCGGTACGCTTCCCCGATGGCGGCACCACCCGCTCCTGCAACGGGTTTCAGCGGACCTGGGACCAGCATCGTGCCAGCGACCTCGCCGATAGATGAGGGCTGTGTCATACCCTCGAGCACAGGACCAACGACTTGCCCGGTCCTACTTTCGCGCAGGGCTTTCGCGGCAAGGTCACTGGTCGCCATGCCTTCTTCGGGAGCACCGGCCTGGAATGGTAAGCGCTGTTCGCCCCGGAAGGCGCTTTTGAGGGCTTCCCAGGGCGACATGGGGAAGATGGAGCCCGATGGTGGCGGGGGTTCTGCTGGAGTGCCTGGACTCTGCATGAGAGCGAGCATGGACTGCCGGTCGCTGTCACTGGTTCCGGGATCACGCCAGAGCGCGAGGGCCTGCTCGCGCTTCTCGGGGGTGATGGCACCCCAGCGCGGCGATTGCACGAGTGATTGCACATCAATCTCAGCCACAGCAACCTCCTACTGCACGAGTTTCTTAAACTTGTCCACGTTCGGGCCAGGCTTCGGGGGTTCCGCCGGCCGCTCCAGAGCCTTGGGGGTGCGAATCCCCACCTGGTCGAGTTGATCGCGGTAGGCATCGTGCTTGCGGACGATCCATTCCTGCAGGGCTTCCAGTTTGGCGCGGACCGTGGCGACATCGGGATCGTCGGCGCTCGGCATCATGGGCTTCAAATTCGCGAACTCCTGCGGGCTCACGGCTGCGCCAGAGAGGGCATGCCGAATCTCGGCAATCTCCGCGGCCATCGACGCCACGAACTTGCGTTGCTCGGGGCTGACGGTCGAGAGCCATTCCCCGAGTCGACGATTGAAGGTGTTCTCCGGTTCACTAAAGAGCGTGCCGATAATCTTCTGAGCCCCAGGCTGCTCCAGCATCGTCAGCACCCGGCCGATGCCGGCCTGCGAGGCTTTGTAGTCACTGAACTTCTGGCGTTCCCCCGGACTCGGATCTTCCAGCACCCGCACATCCTTCGGCACGTCCTTCCACCGCGTCGCAGGTGGCAGCCCCATTTTCCGGCCATTGTCCACCCCAATCGGCTCGTTGGCTTTGGCTTCGAGACTGACCTCCGCCCCGGCGCGTTGCTGCGCCAATTTGAGCGGTTGCAACGCCGTCTCCCTCGCCACCGCCCGCGGCCCCTCCGTCAGCCGGTCTTCCAGGCGGTCGTGTCGGTCCTGGAGGATCTTCAGGTCGGCGCGCATGTTATCGGCCACTTTGTTCGCACGCTCCGACGACAGCCCGGAGAGCTGCTGGATCTGCTGCTGCTTCTGCGCAATCGCCTGCTTCAGCCCCGTCAGGGCCGCGCTGTCCGCCGCGCTCGGCGCCGGGGTTGTCGGGGCTGGTGCGCCAGGGCCGGCGACCTGCATGCGCGTGTCGGGAGCCGGGGCCTGCGTCCCTCCACCGGTCGTGGTCCGCATGACCGCCCCTAACGCATCCCCCACCGTCACCTGCCCCTTGCCACCCGTGTCCAGCCCGGCGTTTTGGCGGTACGCCAGCGGGTCTTGCTCCCGCGTAAACAGCGGCGCGTCGAGCCCTTGCCCCAGCGCGGCGGGTTTGAGGACCGCGAGGTAGGCATCCTTCAAGTTCCCCAGTTTGCCCTTGTAGGGCGTCAGGTACTTCTCCACGTAGTCGAGTTGCTCCTCCGGACTCATCTTTGCCAGGACCGCCGTCGTCGTCCCGAGGGCTTTGGCCGTCTTCTCGGTGAACTGGATGAGGCCCGTGGCGCCACTGCCGGCGCGGTTGCGCTCCGCCGGGTTGAACGTCCCACCGGTCTCAAAGCTGATGATGCGCAGGAGGTCCTGGGGATTCATCTGCAGCCGATTGGCCACCTCCGTCGCTTTGGCGGTAAACGTCGGGGTGAGCTTGTCGCTGCCGATGATGGGCTGCGTGGTGCCGCTCTCGACGTACCCACGCGGTCGTTGCTCAGCGCCAGGCGGCGACGCGGACTGCGTCACGCCACTCACCTCGCCCAGCGTGCCGCCGGCCTGGATGCGCTGCAAGGCCTTCGCTTCGTCTTCCTCCGTTTGGAGCTTCCGGACCTTGATCGTGCCTTCCAGCAAGTCCTTGATGGTCGCCGCATCGCTGTTTTCGAGAATCGACGTCACCTGCTCCGGGCTAAAGCCCGTTTTCTGGAGCAGATGGCCATAGGCCTGGGCAATGCCTTCCCCTTCCACCAGCGAGGATTTCTTAAACGCCTCCACGAAATCCGCCGGGAGCGGCGTGCCGGCCTCCGCCCGTTGCGCCACGATTCGGTCAAATTGGAGGTTCCGGAGCGCTTTGTTTTTGATCTTGCTCAGATCAGCAAACGCCGCATACTCGTCTTTCACCCCCTGGCGCGCCTCCTGGTCCTCCAGGAGCTGCTGCCGGCGCAGCGCCAGCCGGTTCTGGATGCCTTGCTGCTGCTGGGTGTCGAAGCCCTGGAGGATGGCGCGGCCTTGCGGCGAGGCCATGCCGATACCGCGGGCAATGCTCTCCCAGATGGTGGGCTGGGGTGCCAGCAGGCCTTGCTCCGACAGCCGAGCGGCACGCTGCAGCCGGGGTTGCGCCCCCAGGGGTGGGGCGAACCCGCCGGCGACCTGGCCGATGGAGAGCGGGGCCTGGTCTGGCGTGCCACCCACCTGGGCCGGGGCGGTGACATCGGGCATGCCGGCGCTACTGGCCAAGGTCGGCTGGCCAGGGAGTTGCCACGCGCCGGTCTGCGTGTTCACGGAAAACCAGGTGTCTGCCGGCACGTTCGGCGCCATCCCGTAGGCCCCGAGCGTCTCATCCTCATATCCATGCGCCATGGCTGTCTCCTCAGTAGCGTGACCGTCCGTAATAGCTCCCCGCCGCGCCGCCGAGCGTCGCGCCAACGGAGGACCCCAGGGCTGCGCCGCCGGCAGCCCCCGCGATGTTCCCCACGCCAGGAATGACCGTCCCCAGCACGCCGCCCAGGACGGTCCCGGCGAGCGTGCCAATCTGGCCCCATTGCCCCGCCGACTCCGCCTGCATGCGCTGCTGCTCCTGGGCGGCGCGCGACGTGAGGGTGCCGAGACTCCCCGCCGCCTGCCCGTAGCCCTGCGCCAGCCGCGCATACTCCCCGAGCGTCCCCGCCTGGCCCCCGAGCACCCCCTGTGCCCCGACGGCCTGCGCCGCCGGACTCCCGGCCTGGAACAGACTCTGCGTCGGCGCCTGCACCGGGCTGCCAAAGCTCACCGGCCGCAGGCCATAGTCGCCGAGCAGGCCCGTGCCGCCCCGCGTCGCCCGCGCCATCTGCTCCTGGTTCATCGCCGTCTGTGTCTGGAGGAGCTGCTGGCCACTCGTGAGTTGCCCATGCGCCACGGTCGCGCGGGCTTCGGCCGCCCGCTGGCGGTAGGCTTCTAAGGCCTGGATGCCTGGCGTGCTGGTCTCGTACCCCGTCCCGAGTTGCGCCTGGAGCTGGGCGCGGAGCTGCTGTTCGCCTTCCGTCAGCGCCCGCTCTAAGGTCGGGTCGACGGGGAGCTCCCCGGCCAGGGCCTTGCGCTGGTGGTCGAGGAGCTGGTTTTCGTAGTCCTTGCGGGCTTGCGCCTCCTCGGTGAGGGCAAACGAGGTGATCTTCCCACTCTCGTCGTAGATGGGCCGGACGCCCGAGGCCTCGTAGAGGAGCGGCTGCAGGCGCTGGCGTTCCTGCTCCTGGGCGAGCTGCGCCTGCTGGTACTCCAGCATCTGCCCCTGCATGGCGGTTTGCTGGATGGTCTGCGCCTTGAGCTGGGGGGCCAGTTCCGCCTGCCAGGCCTGCTGCTGGCGCTGCCACTGCGCCTGCTCTTCGGCGAGGGTGAGATACTGCTCCTGGAGCCGCTCCTGGAGGGGCTGCTGGCGCTGCATGGCCTCCATCTGGAGCTTGTAGAGCTGCTGCTCGTCGGTGGTAAAGCGGTCGTAGCCGACGATCTGCCCATTCTCGTAGCGCGGGCGAATGCCCATGCTCTCATACATGACCGGCGCCAGGAGGTCCTGCTGGCGCTGCTGCTGTTCGAGCTGCACGCGCTGCTGCTCCAACATCGAGCGCTGCGATTCCATGAGCTGCAGCTCTTGCCTGCTTGCTTTTGGCGGCTTACTTTTCCCCAAACGTTATCTCCTTTCCTAGAGGCCCCTAGGGGCTGTGAGAGCTATCATTGAGGACCAACACTATCTCATGCACCACACGGGCCAGCGCCCACACCTGCTGACGCAAGGCCGGCACCGTGTCGGCCGGATGGCTGTACGCGTCCATCAGCGTCCACATGGCGTCGTTGACCGCGTCGAGATCGAGACGCGTGCCCGCGGGTGACTGCGGTGCGTGGGCCTGGTCCGCTTCGTGGTCCGCTTCGGGACTGCGGTGCGCCTGGTGGCGCAGCAGACTCGTTTTGGACACAGCGTAGCGCGCGGCCACCTCACGGTACGGGACCGTGTCGTCCAACGCCTGGTCAATCGTCACCTGCTCGGGATGGCTGCAGATGCTACAGCGCTGGGGCATCGTTATTCCCCCGGCTGATGCGGCAGTGGGTGAACCGCACCGTTCCCTGCCTGCTCCAGCGCCCGCATCAATTCCGCATCACTCAGCTTGTTGATCGCCTCGATGTAGAGTTGCACCGGGTGTTCCGCGTTGCCACTCAGCTCGGTGGCCCGCAGCTTTGGGAGCAGCCGGTCTCCGATGAATTCACAACAGCGCAAAATGATGGCCGGGTCGTCGCTGGTGCGCAGCAACTGGATGGCCCGCACAAAGGGATTCGCGCTGACCGCCGACGTACTCTCCTGCTCGACGAGGTTCCAGAGGGCCTCGCGGGTGCGGATGGTCAGCTTGTTGGGCGTGCCTTTGGTGCGGCCGCCGGTTTTTGGTCTCCCTGGCTTACGACCACCCGACATAACAGTTCTACTTCTTTCTACTTTAGAAACTCCTGCCCCCGACACCGCTGGTGCGTTCGTGCCAGCGGTGACGGCCTCAATAAATCTCAACATTGCCAGGTATAGCATGGCCTGCAATGTCAACAAATGTCTATATTGCCACAGCAGGCAACCACTCCGGATGTTAGGAAATGTTAATAGCACAGGTCATTATAAGCCCTGCTTATGACCGCCGTGACTGCAGAACGTCCACAATCGTCTCCCAGTCCCCGGGATACCAGAGGTACGTCTCCACCCGCTCGATGCGTCGAACATCTTCGAACCAATCGCGCTGGGATTCCGTCTGTTTGCCGCTGCCAGTTTTGAGCTCTGCCAGCACCAGTTTGTCATAGGGGCGGGCGAGCGCCAGGTCGAACCAGCCCTGTGGCGAGCGGCGCGAGTCATAGACGGCAAAGTCGCGGTAGCCGAGCTCACGTGCCAGGCGACGGACGCGGGCCTGGAACGTCTTCTCGCTCACGGCCGGTGCTGTGGTGGAAGGCACGCGCTGTTGCCGCGCATAGTAGGATGCCAAGTCCTCCTCAGACCAGCGCATCAAGCGCGCCCCTCCAGAATAGCATACAGGTGCTCCAAGTCTTCGAGTGCCACATCGAGATACACCTCGTCCTGCCAGAACGTCACGTACCGTGTCAGGCGATAGCTCCAGTACACCCAGCGTACATGCCGGATGCCGGGCAGGGAGCGCAGGCGGTGCCAGAGCTTAGTCTGTGTCATGGCTGGCCTCCTCCGCCAGGTCGCTGCCGGGCTCGGGATACGTCGCAGGCTGCGGTGCGTCGGCCTGCTCATAGTAGCGCCGCATGCGTGTGTGCAGGTCCACGAGCACCGCCACCGGGAGCTGTGCCGGGTCCGCCACCCCGCGTTCCTTGCAGACCTTGGCCCACCAGCCGGTCAGCCAGGCCTCATCCTTGCCGTAGGCGCGGTGCAGTGCCTCGACCTGGGTGAGGTAGATGCTCCCAGCATGCCCCCCAACGTCCGGTGTGCCCTCCTGGTCGGCGGCCGGTGGGGGAGTGGTGGGCAGTCGCTGGTCACCGTACAGGTCCCCGATGTGCTCATCTAAGGTCTTGGCTGCCTCGCGCTGGGGCGGTGCACTCATCAGAATAGGGCCCTGGCCCGCAGCGCTCGCGAGGATCTGCCTGGGGCTCCACTTCGGCCACAGCACCGGCACGGCAAAGGTCAGTGTGCCCGCGCCCTGCCCGGTCCCTGGACGCTTCACGCTGCGCTGCTCGAGGCGCAACACCGCCTCAATAATCTGGTGCTCCTGTCCCCCCAGGCGCAGCATGTCGAGGGTGCCCAGCAGCTCCGCGGTGGCATAATACCCTTTCGTTTCTAGGCGCCAGACCCCCATGCCGGGCAGGTCAGGAAGCAGCACGTTCAGCCGCAGTATGCGGGCACACGCCTTGCCCTTGCTGGCGAGGTCCTGGCGCTCGTGATCGTCCTCCGGGCAGGTGCAGGCGGTGTCGACCAGGTGCTCCTGCAGGGGACAATGGGTGATCATCTCACCGGTGCAACGCCGCTGACAGCCACTGGCGCTCCAGAGTTCATAGGACAGGCTGAGCGCACTCATGGTCGGGATGAGCACGTCCAGGTCGGTGACCGCGGTGTACACCTCGAACTGCGTCGGGCGCCCGTGCTCATCGCGTGGGGCACCCTCACTCTCCCACGGGCGGACCTCACCGCCGTAGGTGGTCGCGGCGAAGCTGAGGAGCGAGCGATTGGGGCTGGTGAGGCGAAAATGCCCGAGCTTGTGGGGACGTGTACCCGTGCCGCTCGCCGTCGGCACGCGGTCTCCAAGGCGAATGCGCCCCAGTTCGGTCAGCTTCCGTTGGACGAGTCGTGCAACCATCTAGCGTTCCTTCTCCTATGGGTGTACCCTGTAGAACCACTGTAGTCCTACACGGCCCTCACGAGCCTCCTAGGGCCTGTGTGTCCTTCCACACATCAGTGCGTGAGGTAGTGTTATGTTGCAAACATCCGCGTCCCTCCCCACACCAGCGGCCTGCACGAATGGCGTGGTAACCCCCCACGCGCCCGACATCACGGCCGAGCTCATGCAGATCACGCCGGCGATGGCGGCCGATTTGCTCAAGAACCGTCCCGCCAACCGTCCTGTCATCAAAGCCAGAGTGCGGGCGCTGATTGAGGATTTGCGTAGTGGGCGTTGGGTCACGAATGGCGAGAGCATCATCTTGACGGACGACATGCAGCTCCTGGATGGCCAGCACCGCCTCATGGCCTGTGCCGAGTCGGGCATCGCCATCACGGCCCTGGTGGCGGTGGGCGTGGCTCCCGAGGTCATGGTCTCGATCGACCAGGGAGCGCGGCGGAGTGGCGCCGACGCATTGGCTGCCAGCAGTATCCCCCGCGCCCGAGACATCGCGGCCGTGGCGCGCTGGCTGTGGCGCGTAGCACATGAGCAGATGCGCGTCCAGGCCGTGCCGCTGCGCAACCAGGATCTGCCGGCGTTTGTCGCGGACCATCCAGGCCTGCACAGTGCGCTCTCCTGGGGCCGGGCGCTCAGGCCGATCCTGCCCGAGAGCTGCGGCGCAGCGTTCTACTGGCTGTTCAGTCAGCGTGACAGCACCATGGCCAAAGAATACTATGCGGCGCTGAAAGCCGGCGAAGGCCTCACGGCGGGGCATCCGGCCCTGGCGGTGCGCGCTGTGGCATTTCGCGAACGGGTCACCATGCGGCATGCGGTGGCTGTGTCGCGGGCCGCACTGCTCACGCTCGGCTGGAATTGTCTGCGCGCCGGCAAGCCGTGTCCGCAGGGGCTCAGCTGGAAAGGCGAGCGCGATGCGCAGGTACCGTTTCCACGGATCCTGTGAGCACACCAGGACCACCTTCGCCCCCGGGTGGGAATACAATCCAAAACCCGTGAATAAAGATGCGGTGCTGCGCGGGTCGGTCGGAAGATCATGGTCGGTCATCATTGCCCTTCCCCCCTGGTGGTGTTGCGAGCCCTCCCTGTCCACAGTTTGGCAATCTATGGCAATCTAAAAATCACCGCGATTTTACTGGCCCTCTTTTAGATTGCCATAGATTGCCAATTAGCATACAGGGGGGATGAACCACTCCCAGAGTTGGTCTTTCCAGGCCACGCCGTCGACAACGCGTCGCCGTGATTTCACCCCCACAAGCACTTTGGCGCGATGGATGGTACGCAAGGCTATGCCCGCCTTCTTCATGGCTTTCGTGAGGTCCTCGTATAAGAGCGGACCCACCGAGAGCGCGTCCTGTAAAAATTCCTGGGCCTGCTCGAGGGCACTGCGATCTTCCTCCCCATCACCGGAGAGGGGTGGCGCATTGAGATCATCCGCACTCAGTTCACTGCGCCCATCCCAATCGAGACGCGGCGCCTCCACGGTCACGACATCACCGTCGTCAGTGTACATGTCGTGCTGTACCGTCGTGATCACATAGGCCAGGGAAGGACCCAGACGGGCATTGTTACTCTTGCTATGCGCCAGGATGCGGCGTTCATCATTATCGGGGTCCTTCCCCAGGTACAGCGCTGATCTCATGTTCCCAATAATATCGATACTGCCGAGGCCGGCATGCAGGGCTTTCTCCCGTGAGGCTTTGCCGATGTGCCTCACATAGAGCGGCGTACAGCCGTACTGCTTACACAGGCCAGCGACGGCATCCAACACGGGGCGTGTATCATTGGCATGGTTCATATCGATACCGCGGCCAAAGAACGATTGCACCGGATCAAAGACCAGGAGGGCCGGGTGGTACGCCTCGAGCGCCTGCTGCAGCAGGTCGAGATCCTGCATGGTCACCGGGCCCTTCTCGCCATCGGGTTGCGTCCAGCCAGTAATCAGATGCACGCGCGCGGGATCGCCACCGTTGACGACCAGGCGGGGCACGAGGGTATCGGCCGGGTCATCTTCGGAGGTGAGCAGACAGACGCTCTGCGGGGGGAAATCCCGCTCCAGGGGGACACCGTCCAGCAGCGTCGGGAACGCTGTCCCGCTGGATAGATGGGCTGCGATCTTCAGCACCAGCGCACTCTTGCCGACCCCGGGATCGCCCTCGATGGCGACGGGGCGGCCGCGCGGGAGAAACGGCTTCCAGAGAAAGTCGACCCGCGCCGGCGCCACGCGGGAGAGCTGCACGACCGCCATGGTGCGCGTCGGTCCGCTGTGAGTCCGGAGGTCGTCCGCAATCTGGACAAATCTGGGCAGCCAGGCCACTGCCCCATCGAGCGCCTGGCAGTGCGCCGTGAGCCGTTCGCGATCGGAGAGATTGTCCATATCGACGACAGTACTATTAATGAGGTCGCTCTTGTAATGCACGACCACCGGATACTTCCCCGAGCGCTGCCGGCGAGACAGGCTACACACAATGTGGGCGCCGTCGCCCCAATCATAGACGCGGTTGCCCTCCGCATCGCTCTGGGCCTGGACGGGAGGCGGGGAGGTGGGGGGCTTTGGCGCAGCAGCCATTAGAATCTCCTCAGGGTGGTGTGCAGCCCACGCAACTGCGTGCGCAGGCCAGGCAATGGGTGATGGTAGGGACGGGACTGCTCGTCAGGCTCGTGGTCGTCCGGGAGATTAGGGTGGTCTGCCCCAGGATTGCTGGTGGGCGGTTCCGCTTCCTCGCGCTGGTGGCACATGCGCAGGGCAAGCTCCTGGCGGATCGCCTCCAGACGCCCCATGAGCCACCTGGACGGCCGCGCCTCAAGAGCGAGGCGGTAGCTGACACACCAGCGCTCGTGTTCGAGCTCCACGAGACTCAGGGCAGGGAGATCGTGGTGATAATAGCGCGCAAAGGCGCCCGCGGTGGCGCAGGGGTCAGGAATGGGACACACGTGCGCAAGGGCGAGCGTGTCTGGCATGCCTCCGCGAGGTGTCGCGGGCCTGGGCATGATGTAGCCCAGCTTTTCGAGTGCAGTCCAAGGTCGCTCATAGGTGGACATCATGCGCCACTCCTGCTCGGTTGGAGGAGGGCCACTTGCCGGGGCCGCGTCTGTTCGTGGCGCAGCAGCGCGCCCAAGGCCGTAACGGGATAGACATTTTCGCCCTCCCAGGGCCGCCCTGGCACCGGGTCTTTCCGAATCGACAGACCGTGCGACTGACAAAACGCTTTCAGCCACTGGGCATAGCCCGGCCAGTGCTGCTGCGGCAACTGGCGCAGCAACCCATTGGCCATCACGAAGTCCTCGAAGGTCATCATGCGGACTTCGGCCAGGGCCATATCGGCTTTGTCCTCTGCCCTGATGGCCGTGGTTTCGGCGATGATGGCTCGCTGCTCGGTGCGGTCGAGTTGCACGGCCATATTGATGATGGCCTGCAGGGCTTGGTTCTGGACAACGGGCTGCGCCGGTTGACCATAGGCGCCGGTTTTGCGGATCTGGGGGAGGACCTCGTGAAAGACCCAATGTTGGAAGGCTTCGGCTTCTTTCTTGCGGCTACCCATGATCAGGCGGTAAAGACCAGGTTCGCTGACAATCAGTATGTCTTGATCTCCACCAGGGGTATCGTTACTAACGATATCCTTTTCGTGGTCTTTGAGCCGAGCACAAGCATGCGAGACATTACGAATATCGAGCACGGCGCAGACATCTGCAGCCACCCACCAGGTGGTGCCATCGGTATGCTGCAGCGTGCGGACAGGGTGGTTGTGGTAGGTCAACGGTGTCAACGATGTGCTACAATGAGGCATACCCGCACCTCCATGATTGGGTATACGGCTCGCGCTGCCTGCACGAAGCCGTCGGTGACGCCCCTGGGACTGCCCTAGGGGCGGTGCTGCGTCTGGTCCGGATCTGTCCCGCTTTCCTTGCCTACCATGGGGTATGCCGACACCTCCATTTCTGTGAACAACCGTGCCCACAATTGCCGCCATGCTCGGACGCGCGCGGGGGTGGCCGCAGAGCGGGTGATCTCCACGCGGCACTGTGGGGGAGCAGGCGCGTCATGGTCCGCAGGTTGCCACTGAGCCTGCTTAGTCCTGGCCATGATGATGCTCCCGCGTCAACAGACGCAGCGCATCTTTTCGGCCACGTTCGACACAACGAATAATGGGATCAGGCGTCTCGTCATGCCGCTCTTGGAGCATCCGCGCCGACACCAGAGCGACCAGCGCTGGATCGCAGCTCATCGCAATCAAGCGCGCGGAAGCGACGGTGTCACCATGGAACAAGGTGATGTACGACACCATGTAGGAGCTCCTCCTGAAAAAGGGTGTTTCCCTTCTTTGCCACTCTGGAGGAGCCAAAAGTGAGGTTGGCACAAAATTTTTTGTGCCGAGAGAGCAGTAATCTAAGCGGAGCGCTCAGAGTTTCTGGCATGATAAAGATCCCGCTTGCGACACGCCGCCAGATAGCTTTGTTCGATGGCGTTTTCCGAAGGACGCTTGAGAAGCTTGGCAATCTCCTGGTTCAAATACCCCTCCTCTCGCAGTCGCATCACATCGGCTTCGTACGACGTCCATCCGAAGCGCTGTCGAGCCGCTGAAACCTCAGCCTCAAAATCGACCCTGTTGGCAACTTCGTCATATGTCGGATCAGTCACTCTGGACGTGTCTTGTCGTAGGAGATCAATGCCCTTGGGCTGAGAAAGAAGCACTTCCCGCCGTGCCAGTCGTGATTTGTAGTCCTGCTCGACGAGGGAGAGCAGTTGGTACCGGAATGCCCCAAAAGTCGACCAGTTGTATCTTTGACGCTCCGACCATAGGACCAGCAGATGTCCGGGAAGCCGCGCCCGCAAGAGCTTGCGGCGCTCTTGCAGTGTAGAAGGCTCCCCATGGCTGTGAAATCTCTCCCTCAGCGCAGCATCGAGCCTTCGATTACGCTTCAGACTCGTACGACTCATAACGCCACCACTTACGTGATTGATACCCCACGTACGATTACGGCCCTGGGCCATGCGGATGGCAGGTGATGGCTGTGCGCTGAGGTTTAACCGCCCATCATCACCTCGAGTGCGAACGAGCTGGATGGTATCGACGAGCAGTCCTGGCGTATAATCGATCACACTACCAAAGAACCAGGGCAAGCCGTTCCAGACGCTCTCCATCTCTTTCGCCACTCTCTGAAACCGCTCAGCGTCGGTGCAGCCCTGAGCCATCGAATTCCAGAGCGCATACTCGCCGGCTTGCAGAATTTTAACCCCAGCACGATCTAGCCCCTCTGCATATGCCTGTCGGAGATCTAGCGGCTCACCAATCCCCTCACGACGCGGCTCAAAGCGTCCATGAGATTGGATACGGTCGTAGCGCTGGCGCAGATACCGCCTCGCAAAACGCCGTAGGGTTGTAGCAATAACAAACAGGCAGGCGTAGGCTTTCATAGGATCTGTGGACGCAGTCGCATCGACAATGCCTCGCCACTGATACCACCAGTTTTCATGCGCATCTACCTGGTCTGAGAGCGGCTTTTCGCGTACGACGCGGGTGTCATCAAAAAGAAGGCATTCTGCTTCACCCAATAACTTATAGAGCTGTGCCTTCCAGGTAAAAAACATGGCTATTACATCTGAGGAAAGACCGGCACGCCAGACGAGAGCTGGATTGGGACGTCCTAGCGTGTTCCAGCACTCGATCACAAAAATGGCGCGCTCATAATCAGTCACATGTTGCATCGATGCATGATGAGAAGGCGGTGCGGACATAAGACCTCCACTCAGGGCAAGAGGCTCTGCCGGGCCATGCAGTGGAGTGGCACTGCATGCTTGCGGGGGTAGCTACTCCACACCCGGCGGCGTGTACTATACCAGACTCCCTCTTGATCCCCTAGCGTGCTCGGGGCATACTGAGGGAGCTGTCGTGCCATGTTACGCCGCCCCTCTAGTGGGTGAAGGAAGCTGGAATGCGATGCGGGTACTCTGTCCATAACCTCCTGATGTTGTGGTTATCACACCTGCAGGTTCCTCCTCTGGGATCGAGCCGCGCAAATGCCAATGACGTCCGTTCGCGATCACGGTTACGTCAAGCGTTTCGAGTAGGGTACGTTTCTCCGTAAAATCGAACGCCTCAATCCCCCGCGCTGCCCGCTGGCAGTAGGTGGTAACGGACGTCAGGCGGTCGATGGCACCACGCTGCGCCGCAAGACGTTTCTCGATCTTATCCGCCTGGATATGCAGCTGTTGTTTCTCCTGCTCGATTTGCGCCAGTTCGCGCTTCAAGAGGTCCCAGGGCAAGAGTGCGTCATCCGTCTCTCGAAGCACACGCATCAGTCTGGCCTGCTGTTTCTCCAGTGTTGCCAGGTGGCGCTGAACGGCCTCGCGATCGGCGAGCAGTGTCCTATCTGGACCTTCCTCAAGCACCTTCCGCAGCTCGCGGACCATCAAGGCCGGGTCTCGCATGCGGGTTACGATTCCCTCCCAGACCTCAGTTTCCACCATTGTGGCTGGAACCCGTTTACCGCCACAGGGGCCACTTGGCGTTTCCCGTGACGAGCAGCGGTAGGTCCCGTACCCATCACGCTCAGCGCTGGCACGCATCGGCCGGCCACAGACCTCGCAGACGACCATGCCACGTAGTAAATACGGACGAGCCTTGTTGCGCGCATCAGCGCCCTTATTGGAGCGGATCCGCTCTTGCGCGCCCTCCCAGTCCGCCAGGTCGACAATGGCTGGGGTTGTTCCCTCCGGGAGTCGGATCCACGCCGCTTCGGGCCTGATGCCTAATCCTTCGTGCCGCCACTCGATGGTTTCGCCTTTGTACGCGGGCTCCGTGAGGACACGCCGGACTTGCCCATGTCCCCATCGTGGGGTACGGCTGGGGTCGGCATAGGTCACTTTTCCAAGAGACGGCGCGGGAATGGCCAGGTCATTCAAGCGGCGCACAATGGTTCGGATGCCGAGCCGGTCATCCAAGTACCAGGCGAAGATCATGCGCGCGATCGCCGCCTCTGGCTCGTAGAGTACGCGCACACCGCGTTCATGATCGCGCCGAAAGCCGTACAGCTCTCTGCCGTGATTGTGTATTTTGCCGCTCTGCACCCTGGCAAGTTTCCCACGTAACGCCCGCTCCCGAATCTTCTCGCGTTCAACCTGGGCAGCATAGCCTCGCACAAAGCGAATCAGTTGCCCTTCAGGCGATTTGTCGATAGGTTCGGTAACAAACTCGACCTGGGCGCCATGGTAGTCCGCTTCACTGATGATCACGCCTAAATGCACGGGATCACGGCTGAGACGATCAATAGCATAGGCCACGACGCCCTGTACGTCTCCCTGGCGCAGCGCCTGGCGCATGAGGGTGAGGCGCGGACGCTCCCAGAGCTCCGCGCCGCTATAAGTTTCGCGGTACACATGCTGCTCAGAGACTTGATAGCCTTGGGCTATGGCATAGTGCCGACACCGTTCTTCCTGGGTATCGAGAGATGTCCCATCTTCTTCCTGTGCCAGTGTGCTTACACGACAGTAGATGGCGACCTTAGGAACGACAATCGAGGCCGCCCGTTTCTGCTTGCTCGGCATGAAATCCTCCTCTGTTTATAAACAATCTTTCGCCCTTCGGTATCCTGCCTGCTTGGCGTCCTCTTCGGTGCCAAAGGGGACCACGGACGCAGAGGTCATCTCTCTGTACCGCTTACAGTTGGGCAGCCGATACACTTTGCTGTTGCGGTTGCCACGGATCTCACCCGTCGCGCCCTCGGCCACTGCTGCAGCGGCCCGGGCTGGCCGTGCGTACGGCCGAGAGTGCGCTGCGTGCGCCTGGATGTTGGCGGTATACGCCTGCACCAGCACTGGCGCTTCGGTCATGACCAGGAGGTTCTCGACGTTGTTTTCCTCTGCAGCCTTGCTGAAGTTAAAGGACCCCGTAATGACCGTGGTAGTATCGATGACTATGACCTTGCTGTGCGCGATGGCATGCTCGGCATCAATGAGGGTAGGAATGCCAACGTTCACCAGGAAGGTCGCCGCACTGTAGTTCGCCGTGACGTTGGATTTGTCGAGCACCGCCAGGACCTTCACCCCACGCTTGTGGGCCTCGATGAGTGCCTTGGCGATCGGCGCGGACGTGAACGAGTAGGCTTGCACCAGGATCTGCGTCTTGGCAGTACCAATCGCTTCGACGATCGCCTCTGTCGCTCCACCATTGGGGGAGAAGTACACGGCGACACGGGCGGTGGTGCTCTCGGCTGCGGGGACGCTGTACGGCCAGAAGAGGTTTCCCACCCATAGCCAGGGAAAGACGAGCACAGCAAGCATGGCGGTGCGGGTGCGCAGAGTGGATTGTCGTGGCACTGGCGGCGTTGGTACACTTGACAGGAACATGGCATGCCCTCTCTATCAGGGTATGTACATGAGATGGCGCCGTGGATCACCACTCCCGGCGCCATCGTTCGTTGTGGGCCTCTAGTGTCAACTGCGGGCCTGTGTTAGTCAAGCGCCATCAGGCGCCTGGCCCTCGTCTGCCCCCGGCGCTGGGTCGGCAGGGGAGCCCTGACGGCTGCTCTGCGCCACGATGCGCGCGCTGGGGAGTTGGACCTCCGATGGGGGCGGGCGGTCGCCGCCTTTTTTTCTGCTCCGAAAGGGCACGTCCCCCACCGCTGGTCCATGACTATAGTAGCCCGCCCGGAGATGCTGAATCGTCCCCAGCACCGCGAGCGCATTGAGGGTATCGCGGACCACTGCATGCGGCTGGTTGATCAGCACCGTCATCTGCACGGGCGTGACGGGCATCGGCGCGATCGCCTCCAGGGCTTCGAGGATCATCAACTCCAGCGGCCGCCGGGGGAAGCGCTGCGGTGGATCACCGGGCTGCGTCTCCGGCTGGGCCTGGGCGAAGGCCTGCTTCAGTGTCTCGTGCAGGTCCAGCAGGCTTGTCATGGCCTGTTTCAACGCCTCACGGAGCGGCAGGGGCATCTGGGTGACCTCCGGGGTATCCGTGGGCATGGCCGCACGCTCCGCACGCTGCGTCATGCGTCGCCTCCTTTGGAAGCGGTGGGCCCCGTCCCCTGCTGGGTCGCTTCCCAGCGCTGCAAGACATGGAGCGCGGTCTCTACCTGGCCCTCGATCAGGGCGAGCGCCCAGCTGGCGCGTTCGGGGTTGAGGTCCTCGGTGCGGAGACTCACTTGCACGGCGGTCAGCAAGGCCCTGGCCCCAATCAACAGGGGGTAGACCGTGTCATACACCGTCACGGCCGAGACGGGCTTCCCTGGGCGCGGCAGATTCACGAAGGGATAGCCCAGCGGGTGGTAGGGGTGCTCGGTGCTCATGGCTGCACCTCCTGGTCGTGACGGACCCGATCGAGCGCGCGACGCAGTGCAAACCGCTCCTCCATCGCCGCATCGAGGTGCGAGCGAACATTGGTGACGAGGACCTGGACGAGCACGGCCACGTTAGCCAGGCTGCGCTCGTCCAGCTGGGGATCGGGGTCCAGTAGCTCCCCCAGGCCTTCCAGGGCTGCGAGCGCCAGGTACAACTGATCGTAGGGCGCGACAGGCCCTCTGGCCTGGTCGTCATCTGGTATAATAGCCACGGTTCCTCTTCCTTTCCGGAAGGTGTTGAACTGGAGGGCGTGTGACTATGCTTACCAGGCTGGGGTCACACGCCCTTTGTATTGGCGTCGGGCGCTGGGACATTAATGCCCGTTACGCCCTTGCTGAAACTGCGACAGGATTTGCGCAAGCATCGTGGTGTGCGCATCCATCTGTGCAAAGAGTTGGATCAGGGTCACATCTTCCACGACCACGCCCTCCTTTCTGCTATACTGGCAGTGTGCCTGATGACACAGGCACACCTCTGCCGCCGTGGTCCCTGGCTCCACACCTACGCCACGGCGGCGGCCAACAGCTCCGTTCCTACATCCTCATCCTCATACATCCCAGCAAGATAGTCCAAACTTACGCCGAGAGCTTCCGCTATCCGCTTGGCAGTCGCTACACTCAAGCCTTCCCCTTTGCGTTTGCCTCGTTCAATCACGCTTAAGGTCGACAAAGGGACATTCGCGCGTTTGGACAGCTCCGATGGCGTCATTCCTCTGCGCTGGCGCAGCTTCGCAATACGTTCACCCATAGTCAGCATAGCAATTGCCTCCCTCTACCTAAGCATACTCTATGAAAAAAATCTTAGCAATTGCTAAATTATACCCTTGCCTATTTCGCAATTGCTAAGTACAATATTAGTATACACAGCGACTGCGCACGCAGGTTGGCTGCCGGACTCTGGGACGAAGGGACCTTCCGAGGCACCCTGGGGGGAAGGCAGACCACAAGATGAGGCAGTGTCGTCACGCATTGGTAGCGTGGCCTGACGAGTTACCACACGAAACACTGAGGAACGACACCATGGCACGGATGCAGAAACGGAACGAAGGCGGACGCTTCAGCGCGCAGCACGCCAATGACTGGTACAAGGCCATCGAGGCCGCCAACCTGGCCCGCATCGAGGAAGAGTACGCCCTGGCCGGGCAACGCAACCTGACCGAAGCCGAGTGGATGGCGCAGGACACCACGGAGTACGGCGAGGCGAGTGACGGCGACCTGGTCCCCTGGGACCGCGCCGCGTAAACGACATGACCGCTGAGGAGGTGAAAGCTCCCCAGCGGTCACCACAACCACCCTTCCACCCTGAGATAGAAAGGTAGAGCAATGGTAGCAGCAACCCTGACAACGACACAACCGCTGGCCTGGACCGACGCCGTCCAGCGGGTCTCGGAGATGGCCCACGCCAAGATGCCGGTCGCGATGCACGGCGCCATCGAGCGCGCCACGGCCCTGGTCCTCGATGGCCGCGTGTGGCTGGAAGAAGACGGCCACGCCCTGGTCCGCAACAGCGAGGGCGTCTGGATGCCGGTCAACGGCTCCTGCCCCTGCCCGGCCAGCACGCACCATCCGGAGCAACCTTGTAAGCACCGGTTGGCCGTGGGCATCTACAAACGGGCCGCACAGCTCATGCACGAGCCCCTCACGGCGACTGTCGAGGAGGACGCGCCAGCGCTCAACCCGGAGCATGTGGTGACCATCCAGGGCCGGCACTTCGTGAAGTACGCCGGGTTGCTGGCCCTGGCGCAGGCCCGAGGGCTGGTGCGGCTGGAAGCGCGGTTCATCAGTGTGACGGCGGAGATGGCCCTGGCCGAAGCGACCGCGACGTTTGCGGATGGGCGGGTCTTCAGTGAAGCGGCCGACGCGACCCCTGGCAACGTCGGCAAGCAGGTGGCACCCCACTTTGCCCGCATGGCACTCACCCGCAGCAAGGCGCGGTGCTTGCGGGATGCCCTGGGCGTCGATCTCTGTGCGGTAGAAGAGCTGGGGGAGTGACTACCAGGAGGCCTCCAGGAACGCGCTGCCCCGGGAGGCCTCCTGCATCCGCACTGCGGGGATGCGTGTCAGGGAAACACCGACAACACAATCAGGGATCGCCCGATAAAGGACAGTCCCAAATCGACCGATAGAAAAAATGTCACCCATGACGAAAGGGCACCACGATGGAATCCGTAATCTTCTATGTCCTGTTCTACTTTGCCAACCGTCAGGCGCGGAAGGCCCGCCTGGACCGCCCGGACGGGCACTAGGAGGGGACGATGCTCACCATCATCATTATCGCGTTCCTGATTCTCTATGTCGGCATCCCATTGCTTGCCCTGCTTCTCGTCGAAAGCCTGCAGGCCTGGGACACGGTGAAGCGTGATTGCGCAAGAGTGATCGATATACTTGCTGGCTCTCACCTGCACATCGAGTACCTCATTCCGGTGTTAATGGCTCTCACCCCGTTTGTGCTTCTCGCCTATGGCCTGCTGCGCTAATCCGTCTGCCGTGCCCTCCCACCAGGAGCCTGGGCCGACTCACTCTCCGAGGTCCTGCCCGTCATCGTGGGCACCATCTCACGCCGTGCGGCGTTGACCAGCAGCGCCATCGTATTGGGTGAGACCGTGCCGCGTCCCTGCACAATCGCCCCACGCAAGGCGTCACGAAGCGTAGGATGGAGCATCATGTAGCTCAAGGCTTGCTCCAGGCCTGGCACTTTGGGTAAGTTGACGTATTGAAACTGCTGGGCCACGTCCTGCATGGCCGTGTCAAAGCGTTCACGTCCCCCGGGCATCAGGTCGATGGCCCGGTCAACGGACCGGGAAATCTCGCTCTTGCCCCGGCGTAATTGGTCATAGAACCCCGCCAGATTCAACGAGACCATCGTTAAGTCCTGACTGGAGCGTATCTTGTCCTCAATCATATCGCTCATGTCATCTGCGGCCATGCGCCTTGCCCAGTCCTGCCGGGCTTGCCCAAGCAGCGCGCGCGTGCCTGGAATGTTCGTCCCAGTAGCTGGCGCGTTGTAAATGACATCATCGACCAGATTTTGAAAATCCCGCATGAGTTGCTGCGCTTCGCCCTCTGGGAGTTCAGCGGCACGCTGACGCAACTGACTGCGCAAGTCCTGTAACTGGCCAATATCAATATGCGGAGACGCGCCTGGTTTTAGAAGCTGCAAGAGCATCTGTGTATAGCGGCCACCCGTACGGTTGTGCGTATCAATCCAGGCAATGTCGTTCATCAATGCGTCCTGCTTGCTCACGGGCATCGTCTGTAAGCGCGTGAGTATATTGGAACTGTCGACCTGGACGCCTGAACGCCGTACGGCGTCAATCGCATTGGAGATGTCCTGGGCAGGCCTGGGCTCAAAGATCGTCTCCGGCACCTGGCGCCCCCGCTGTGCCGCTTCTTCCCGCATCAAGGACTTGCCCGTACTGGTGCCACGGGAGGCGGTCCGCAGT